CAAGGTCATGCGTGGGTGGATCAAAGGCGGTATCACTGTCGTCAAGGCACCCCCCGGCGTAGGAAAGACCTCTCTGTTTCGGTATGTGCAGCACGATCTGGTCAGAAACCACGGTAAGGTAGTGGCTAATTTGGCCATGGAAGAGATGAAAGCAACAACAGCAAGAGGGATGGCTACTTATGAATTGAACACTAACGTCAACACTGAAGAAGACCAGCACTTTAACTACATCTCTGACGAGAAATTCGAAGAGGCTCTGTTGAATGTGGTTGGTGAAGAGAAGTTTGTATCCTTTGACATTGACCCTCATGACCCGCTTGAGTCTACACTGAAGCAATGTAAACATGCGATCACTATCTACAATGCGGACTATATCTTCATTGACCACCTACAGCGTCTTGCTTACCTTAGTGGTGTTGATGGTGCTACAAGTGCATTGACTGAGCTTGGTGTGAAACTTGTAGAGCTCTCTAAGCGACGTAACGTAGGGATCATCTGCATCAGTCACGTCAATAATGATGGGCATACTAAATACGCTAAGTCTGTTGAGGAGGAAGCCATTGTGCTGCTTGAGTTGCAACGTGATAAATTGGCTGAGGATGCTGACGATAAGAACACTACGCATCTTACAGTGACCAAGAACCGTCCTTTTGCGACTACAGGTCCAGCAGGTATGTTGCGTTATGATGTGGACACTACGATGGTTCAGGAATACACGGGACCAGCAGAACCGATTACGCCAGACAGAGGAGATGAGTTTTGAGTGATACTAAAGTATGCAGCAAATGCAAAGAGGAGAAGCCACGATCAGAGTTCCACAAAAAGCGGGAAGCTAAGGATGGTCTACAGTTTCAATGTAAGAATTGTAGGAAGCAGTGTCGTAAGCAGTACGATAAGCAGTATTATCAAGAGAACAAGGAGAAGATCAAGCAATACTATCAAGAGAACCGTGAGAAACTCTTGGATTACTTCAAACAGCACTATAAAGAGAATAAGGAGAAGTATGTAGAAAAACGTGCAAAACGTAGAGCCTTGACGAAAGATGCTATACCAGAGGCCCTCATAGACTGCTCTGTTGAAAAGGAAAGACTACTGCAAATCTACAAACTACGTGACCTCTTGACAAAAGCCACTGGTGTTGAGTATCACATAGATCATATCTGGCCTCTAGCTAAAGGTGGTCCTCATTGGTCTGGAAACTTACAGATCATTACTGCGGAAGAAAACCTGAGTAAACACGCTAGCTTCTGCGAAGACACAGCCAAAGTAATACAGGAGTCACTAAATGAGAATACTTGTAGCTGACACTGAAACAGATGGTCTAGCCTACGACTGCACAAAGCTGCATGTGATGAGTTATACAGAAGACGGGGAGACTTACCACAGCACAGGTGACTACGATGACATGCGGGCAGTAATCAAGAGTGCTGATCTTCTAGTGATGCACAATGCTGTGATGCACGACATGGTAGTGTTCAATAGGCTTCTCGGCATACCGCTAGAATACAAGAAGTATATCGACACTCTTTGGGTCTCTAGGTATCTATATCCTGATCGTGCTTCACATGGGCTTGATGCTATTGGTAAAGAGCATGGTGTTAAGAAACCTGAAGTAGATGACTGGGAGAACCTCAGCTATGAGGAGTATGCTCACAGGTGCGTTGAGGACGTGAAGATTAACTGGCTAGAATGGCTGAAACAGAAGAAGAGGCTTGAAGAGATATATGAATAAAGACACCCTAAGATTCCTAAAGTATCTTAGCTTCAAGGCTGACTGCCTCAGAGACCAAGAAGAAAACCCATTGACACTCGACGTAGAGAAAGCACAGAGGCACTATGATGAACTAACACATATCGTAGAGGAGAAAACTCAAGCACTTGCTAAAGTAATGCCAAAGGTTCCCGGTAAGACACAGAACAAGCCTAAGAACCTTTACAAGCAGGACGGTAGCTACAGCGCCCACGGTAAGAAATGGTTTGACACACTAAAGGAACTGAAACTACCAGAGGACACTGAAGGGCCAGTTGTTGTTGAGTGGGTAGAGGGGAACCCTAAGAGTACTATCCAGATCAAAGACTGGTTGTTTTCTCTCAACTGGTCCCCCTGCACCTACAAGTATGAGCGTAACAAACTCACTGGGGATGAGAAGAAGATACCTCAAGTGCGGTATGTGGCTCAAAGTGATCCTCGAAAGGGAGAACTGACAGACAGCGTCTTGCGTCTTAAGGACCGTGAGCCTGCCATTGAGGAACTTGAAGGACTTACTGTAGCCCAACACAGGAAGAGTATTTTTGAGGGCTTCTTGAGTGAGAATCGTGACGGTAAGCTGGTAGCTGGTGCAGCAGGTCTTACGAATACTTTGAGGTTGAAGCATAGGAAGCCTATTGTGAACTTGCCGGGTGTTGGAAGCCCTTGGGGTAAGGAGATTCGAGGGTGTATTGTAGCTCCAAAGGCTTTCAGGTTCAAGGCTTGCTCATTACCTGATGGAGACCCTTTTGAGAAAGAAGAGGTTCCTATGGTGCTCTGTGGTGCTGATGTAAGTTCGCTAGAGGATTCTACTAAACGCCATTTCTTGTGGTCTTATGATCCTGAGTATGTCGAGAGTATGAACACAGAAGGCTTCGACCCTCACATGACGTTGTTGGTTGTGGCTGGTAAAATTACCCAAGAGGACTACGAGTTCTACGTTGATTGTAAAGTTCATGGGATCGGCAACAAAGATCGGCAAAGGTTTGAGGTTCTGGACGCTATGAGGGCACCAGCCAAGACTACAAACTATTCTAGCACATATAAGGTTGGTGTAGCGAAGCTGGCAAGGGAAACAGGTATGACACAAAGAGAAGCACAACAGTTCCTAGATGCCTTCTGGAAACTCAACTGGGCTATCCTGAAACTGGAGAAAGATCAATATGTCAAGACACTTCGGGATGGTAGTAAGTGGTTGAAGAATCCTGTTAGTGGTTTCTACCACAGTCTTAGGAGTGAACGTGATGTATTCTCAACGTTAAATCAATCTACAGGTGACTACATCTTTAATCTATGGGTAGTAAACATGAGACGTATGGGTGTTAAGATTTCACTAAATTACCACGATGAGGTTCTTTTCAGTGTACCCAAAGGACAAGAGAAACAGACAGAGGAGTTGCTTAAAGAAGCTATGAGGAAGGTCAACGAGACATTGAAACTTAATGTGACTATTGGTGCTGATGCTGAGTTTGGCCCGGATTACGCCTCAGTGCATTAAAAGATGCAGAGCATCGACGCGCTCACGCGCTAGGGTGAGTCACTTTTGCAACACTGAAGGTTTATCTTGTGAAACCTGAATAATCCCGGTGAAAAAGTACTTATAATACTATACAGGGCGCAACAGAGAATCACTATCGTAACTAAAGGATGAGACATGAAAACTAACGGCCACACTATGACACTTGACATGGTTCTGGAATATCCCAAGGTACTTGACCACACCCGATATGTAATTAAAGAGACGGGTGAACAGGTCAGCAAGGAAGATTTTTTAAGTGGCAATTATGAAGGGGATGTCGAGGTTGACACCTCTCTGATTGGTAAGCCTAGCGATCTTGACCGTGGTGATGCCAACAGCGATCAGAAATGGCTAAGAGAACTGGCTAAGAACCCTGAAGCTAAGGTCAACTGCTACTTCACCAGTGAGGAACAGATCGCTTACCTGATGGAATATGAAGGCTTCGAGCCTCTGGTAACTAACCCCAAGACTGGCGAAGAGATGTCTCGCATCAAGGATGGTAACGAAGACTTTGGCATCGGTAAGTATATCCAACTGAAGCGTAAACTTAACGACATCCGTGAGTATCGTGACAAGAAAGGTGAGATCAAAGAGATGGACAAGGGCGGTGTCCCCGGTGTCAAGGTCTTTAAGGATGATGCCGTTGTGGACTATGACTACGAGGAGCTTGGTCCTATCGGTAATGGCACTGAGAGTAAGGTTCGGTTTGAACCTCGCTACATGCGACTTGAGGCTCTTGGTATCACTAACCTTGTTGAGTTCTCGGACACACCTTTTGAAGAGGATGACTTTTAAGAATGCCTAAAGTGATAACAACAATCTCGTATGAGGAGGAAGACTTTGGTGATGCTGAAGTCATCTCCTACAGCAAACACGTAGAGGACTTGGATGTTCATAGTTGGTTGTGGTATCTCGTAAAGATTACTGAACAGGCTGGCTATGACTGTGAGCAGTTACAGTTGCTTACTTCTCGTGGAACAATCTATAAGACTGATCTTTAAGGTGAAGCATGTGTGAGTCTTTCTTTGAGGGTGACCCTTGTGCACAGTGCAATTTACCTCTTGAACCCCGCAGCAACTTTTTTGTTGTAGAAATTGGGCCTGACCTTCTGTGGGCTTGTCCTAATTGTGGGCTTAAGTATGATGTCGAGCATGAGTGCAACTTTGACTTTTGTACGGAGGTCTTAACAGTAGCAAAATGAGTAAACCAGACAGAATAACCAAGGTGATCGTAGACGGCGACGTGCTTGTATATCGGGCAGCGTTCTCTACTCAAGACAAACCACCAGAAGAAGCTGATAAGGTATTGGACCAGATTATGGACTACACTATAGGCAAGACTGTGGTGTTTCCTCACGGCAATAACTTCTACTGTTGGCTTACAGGAAAGGGAAACTTTAGGTATGACATAGCCAAGACTGAGGAGTATAAAGCAAACCGTAGGGACACTGTAAAGCCTACCCACTACCAACACTGTAGGGACTATCTTCAGTCTCAGTGGGCAGCACAAGTCACTCAAGGGTGTGAAGCGGATGATGCTATCTCTATTGAGGCGTACAAAGGCAACATGAGTTCTACAGTGATTGTCTCTGTGGACAAGGACTTCGATACTGTTCCTTGCTGGAGATACAACTTCGTTAAAGATGAGTTTATTGAGAACACACCTGAGAGTGCCTTGAGGTTTTTCTATGAGCAAGTTCTTACAGGGGACCGTGTTGACAATATTCCGGGTATCCATGGGATCGGCCCTAAGAAGGCACAGAAACTTCTAGGGGATGCCACTACAGAGGAAGAACTGTTCAAGAAATGTCTTGATGCCTACGAGGGTGACTATGAAAGGGTTGTAGAGAACGGAAGGCTTCTGCACCTGCAACAATGGGAGGGAGAGCTATGGGAACCCCCAAAAGGTGTGACTTCAGGTCAGGACTAGAGTATAAGGTAGCTTGCCAGTTAGATGACTTGGGTGTAGCTTATGAGTATGAGAATCGTAAGGTAGAATACCAAAGGAAGCCTAGCAAATATCTCGTGGACTTTGAGTTGCCTAATGGTATCATCATTGAGACTAAAGGGAGGTTTACATCAAGTGACAGAAGCAAGCACCTTCGCATTAAAGAGCAGCACCCTGAATTAGACATTAGGTTTGTCTTTAGTAACAGCAACAACAAGCTCAACAAGAACTCATCCACAACTTATGCGGGTTGGTGTGAGAAACACGGGTTTAAATACTCAGATAAGGTAATACCTAAGGAGTGGGTTGATGAATAAAGATAGTCTTGTAGAAGAGCTGTGGTGGGATATTCGTAAACTTGGGTATTGGCCTGACAATGACCGTATTTTAAACCTTATCAAAAAGGCTTATGACTTTGGGTATGAAGACGGTGCTGCGGATTATCGAGAAGGAAAAGACTCATGATACAATGGCTGAAGAAACTATTAGGTAAGGGGCCACCTAAGAAACCTACGGTAGAAAACAAGGTTCTTATCTGGGGTGTAGTTGACGGGCCTTACCTTCGAGATGACTTCCCAGAGGAAGAGCTTTGGGAGATGGGTATCCCACCTGATGCTGATGCAATGCTAGTGTGTAAGATTGAAGAGAACGGTCAAGTACTTCAGGTCAACTATTGGTATGAGACTATGGATGAAGCCTATGAGGTCAAGAAGTATTTTGATACTAACATGGAACCACTGGAGGTGAATCATGGTGGGTAGAACAGCAGTAGTATTTTCCTGTGCCCATTCAGACCCTAGTGTGAGTAACGAAAGGTTCGATTGGCTTGGTAAGTTCCTTTATGACCTACGTCCCGATTATGTAGTTGACTTGGGGGATGGGGCTGACATGAAGAGCCTCAACAGTTTTGACACTAGGTACCCTCAAGCTATTGTGAGTCAGTCCTATGAAAAAGATATTGAACACTATAACGATGCTCAAGAACGTATTAGGGCACCATTCAAGAAAGCTAAGAGGAAGCGACCTAAGTTCTACGGGTTTGAAGGGAACCACGAGAATCGAATCAAAAAGGCTATCTCCCATGACCCAAGACTTGAGGGAAAGAAACACGGGATTTCCTTTGGGCATCTACAAACAAACTACTGGTTCGATGAATACCACGAGTACGTTAATTCCGGCCCCGCCCTCGTTGACTACGATGGTGTGCTTTACGGCCATTTTGTGTCTAGTGGGAATTATGGTGCTGCTATCTCAGGCATCCACCATGCTTATACTCTTCTATCCAAAGTGGGATGTTCTGTCAGTGTCGGTCATAGCCATAAATACGGGTATTACTATCAAGGGGCTACTTTCCCTAACCCGACTATTGGGCATGTGGTGGGCTGCTTCAAGGGAGCGGAAGAGACTTGGGCGGGTCAGAGTAACCGAGAGTGGCGAACTGGTGTGGTAGTTAAGCGTAATATCGGGAACGGGGTCTATGACCATGAGTGGGTCTCTCTGAGTAGGCTTGAGAAGGAGTATGCTAGTGAATGAACTTGAGAACACTGTAGACCAATCCCATTCTTGGGCTTTAACTTATGATAAACCTTGTGGGATGAAGAATGTTGTGTTTCAGACTTTTTATAAGAAACCCTCTGCTGAAGAGTTCAGTAAAGCTGTGAGGATCAAGTCGGACTCTGTAGGATATGAGGTTGAGGCGATGCTGTGGGGAGACTTATCTAACCTTGGTATCAATGGAGGCTTGGGTAGGTGTGGAGGATAAACATATGATCCGGAGTTTATCTCACTGGACAGGCTTCGGGGGGAATATACCTGATGAGTGAGCGTTATATCAAAGAGGTTGTAGTGACGGACCCAAGAAAATTTAAAGTGGTTTTAGATAACGGTG